CATAATTTAGTATATGTTTGTATATATTACTAATAAAAAGGATGCCGTCGTGAATAGATATAAGATTATATACCAGAAGTTAGATGAAAAAGAAAGAGTTATTCAAGATTCTTTTGTTTTTTTAGCATCAACGCCATTAGAGTTTTTGTTAAACGCTAATCATGCTTGTCAAAAGAACTATGTTAGGGCTACCCGAGATATTTTATCTATCACGGAAATAACCGGGAAGGAGGGTAAACTTGACAGAAACAACGTAATGGAGCAGGCTAAAGAGTTAATTAACGGAGATAGGGCTAAATCTTATGGAGATCCTGTAGTTTCTCATACTCGAATAGGGAGAGGGTGGGGGGCAATCTTAGGCATTAAAGATATTTCTGCGTCTACTGTAGCTCTGATGATGACGTGGTTAAAGATTTCCAGAATTGTTTTAAAGGGTAATCAAAAAGATTCTTTTGTTGATGCAATTGGTTATCTTTCTTTAGCTTCGGAGTGTCAAGAAGAGAGTAAAGATGAGCAGGAAAGATCCGAATTGCCCAAAAACGTGGGGTAGAGGTTTTTATGAAGACAATCTCGATTTAAAGACAGGGGTTGTAAGAACGGCTTTGTATTTTAAACATAAGTACGGGAGCAGTTTAGTTTCTGAGACAGGGTCTTCTTCTAATCGGTGCGTGGAAGAAAATGCTTATGAAGTACTTAATATGGTGAAAGAGTAAAGATGATTGAGGAAAAAGACGCAGAGGAGGTTCTTTTACATTTGCAAAAGGCGTGTGCGCTTGTCCAACAAAACGTAAGAAAATCCGTTTCTAGGACAAATGTACGTGAGATACAACGTGCAAAAGAATTACAAAGGATCAATTCTCTTTTAGTTTCGATTTGCGATGTAATGAAAAAATTTAATGAACAGGAGAAGAATAATGAACATGAGCGTGAAACCTTTATTAGAGAGAAACGAAAAAAAGAATCATCAATTGTTGGAGTCATCCTTTGATAAGGCCATTATGGGTTTAGAACAGGTACATTACAGTGTCGTTAAGTTGATTTGTGAAAACAAAATAAACCGTGATTCGTGGATCGGGGAGGGTGATCACCCGTTGAATAGAACGAATGCGCTTTTAAACGACACGATTGATTTGCTGATTGATCTAAAGGGGGTCATTGATAAGAAAGAAGTGGAGGAGAAAACCAATGGACATAATAGCAATACAATCCGACTCGAGAGGAAAAAAGAGACAAGTGATAGTAGAGCTTGTTCCTAAAGTTAAAAAGAAAACATGCGCGGATATGCTTAAACAAAAATGGCAGGGGTTATGGGACAAAATAACCCCTGAGATTGAGTTATGAAAGGCGTAAAAGATGGAAATCATTTATTTTATAAACACATGTATCCTGTTGTTTTTATTTATGTTCCCTGTTTTAACCGTCGGCTTCTGGATGTGGCAAGACAACATCCTTAGAGATTTTCCTTTTGGGGTTAGTTTAGCTTACGCAATAATGGCTTTATCTCTATGGTTAGAGTACGTGTGGTGAAGCAAAGTTTAAATGTTGTGTGTTTTGACGGAAACACGCTGCAGGGAAGAAACCTCAGTTGATGGTCCCCTCTGGGGTTTCTTTTTCTGCCACCGTTTTAATTAAATTTCTAATCGTTCCAGAAATTGTACGGTCTTCTACTAAACTTCTTTCTTTAATTAAATTGTAAGTGTCAATAGACAAAGCTACTGATTTATATTTGTTCTTGTCCATTTTTAGCTCCAATCATTTGAATATAATGTTATTATATGAAAAATTATGTAATGTCAACGGTTTCACCCCAACTTGGACCTATTTCTAAATCGCAACGAGAGGGTATCTCTAGTGGAATAGCTTCTTCCATTATTGTCTTAATCTCTAAAGCCTGCGCTTTGCTTGTAACGCTACAGCACAATTCGTCGTGAACTTGTACAAGCGGAACAATTCCGGCTTTAAAGACATTTACCATCGCCTGTTTTGTCATGTCGGCGGCAGAACCCTGTATAAGTTTATTGAGACTTTTGTATGTGTAAGCACGTTTTAGGTTTACTCTTCCGTATTTCTGCTCCGCCTCCGGTCTTTTATAGGCTTTAGTAAGAGCAAAGGTAGCAGGCTCCCATTGATCGAAAGTCAAACGCCTACCCCGTAAACTCCGCAGATACGCGGCATCTGTAGTCTGTCGGTTAAGGCGTGTAATAAGAGCCTGTTGCATACCTTTGACGAAAGGAACGCGAGAGTGATACTTTGCTGTTAATTCTTTTGCTTCTTCCAAAGAAAGGTCTAATTGTTCAGCAAGTTTCTTTACACCCATGCCATAAATAATACCTAGGTTAATTGTTTTAGCTTGTTTTCTAGGTATGGAGGCCATCTCCGCCACCAAGCTGTGAAAATCTGTCTCTGGATTACTTCGGTAATTTTCAACAAACTCCTTCACGCCCTCTAAAGGCACAGCATTCTTTTGCCATTGATTGTAAACTTCTGCATAGTGAACCAAGATGCGTGGTTCCTGTTGCGAAAAATCGATGCTAGACCACTGTTCTTTCTCCTCTGGTACAAAGAGGTTACGAACCGAAGTTGGTGTTCCTTTGCCGTAATTAGGGATCTGTTGAAGGTTTGGGTTATTCATGGAAATACGTCCAGTAATCGTACCGCCTTCGCCCCCTCGCACCTGATTAATGTGAGAATGTATGCGACCATTTACAGAATGTTTTTGAATCGTCTTAATAAACGTACCATTGATTTTATTAACTTCTCTAGCCTTGGCTATTAATTTAGGTATTTCATGCGTGTGCTGAGACAAAAACTCTTTAGTAAACGAAGGTTTCCCTTTTTCTGTTCTTGGATAAGGTATCTGTTGTTCTTTAAAAGCAATCTCTATACTTTGTGCCGACCATATATCAACATTTAATCCTGTAACCTTTTTTATCTGAGAAAGAAGTTGCTTCTCATCTTGTCTCAATATCTTCTGTGTTTGCTCGGCTCTGTCTAAATCTACCCGAACCCCACGCCACGTCATTTCGACTAAACAAGGCAACAACTCTACTTCAAGATCAAAGACTGTTTTAAGATCGCTTCTTTCTAACTCGACGTTAAAGAATTTCCACAGATCTAACGTCAACTCAGCGTCTGTTTCTGCATACCCTCCTACAAAGTTTGCAGGCATCTTCCACATCTCAGATTTTGCGTCTAAACCAAACTCTGTAGCCGCTTTCACTAAACCCTTTTCAGACTTTGTTTTGCCTAAGTAATCAAAAGCAACCGCGTTAAGAGAATAAGAGAAACGTGTTTCATCTAATAGACTTGCAACAAGCATTGTATCCACTATCTTGCCATTAATCTTATGACCCATTGCTTTTAACCACCCAACATCGTATTGAGCATTGTGGAAAATCTTGTCACAAGGTAAAGCAAGCATATCTTTTAACCATTTGTTAACAAGGCGTTCATCTAGATTGCCTCCGCCCATATGCTTGAGAGGAAAATAACCTTTAAATTCATCCGTGCAAACCGCTACACCTACAACGTCACCGTTTCCCGTGGGCCAACCGGGTCCGGAAGAACGAAGGTCCGGGTCCCGTGTTTCGAGATCAATAGCAATATGCTTGGCTTGAGACAAATCAGGGAAATTTTCAGGAGGGGTCCACGAATCTACTGTCGTTATCCGCGCTAAATTTAAAATTCCTTGTTCCATATCAATTACTTAACACACTTTCGTATTTTATACAATTAAATAAGACTTTTCAGGATCATCTGGGTATAAAAGAAACAAGCTTTCTCGTGTTCGTGTAACCGCCACGTAAAAAAGTCTATGTAAAGAGTCTTGGTTGTACCGTGTTTCGCGCTCCGAAGACGCGGATATATCTGTTAAGACAACGACGTTATCACATTCCGCACCTTTAGCCCCGTGAATCGTAGATAGCGATATGCGAGGTTTTTCTCCGAGCTTTTCTTTCTTTTTAAGCAAAGAAACTATATAACTTTCCAACTCTTCCGGTATAAGGTTAAGAGCTTCTCTCCATATAATGTCTTGTTCAACGAGCAATCCGTGATTTTCTTTTAAATCTTCATAAGAAAACATCTCTAAATCGTCGCCATAGATAGCTTTCTTCCCTCGTTTAATTTGTTTTCCATTCCCTGACATCATTTTGTATATTTTCTGGGCGGTTTGCTTGTCTACAGAACCACCTTTCCTTAGTTTTTCCCATCCTTTGATGGCAAGCAACGCACTAACGCTAACAGAAGGGACACCCTGTTTTTCAAAAAAGTATCCGTGTGTTCGCATTTCCTCTTCAACCTCTTTAAGCATAAAAGCGCATTGTGCTAGAATAAGCCAATTTCCTTCGTTCATCTTGTCGAAAGGGATACCGCTCAAACGCACCACTTCCCCTTCTTTTTCCGCAGGATCATATTCTTTTGGGAATCTGTTGGGTTTAGAAATTTGTTTAATAATGCTTTGAGCAATTTTATGTGGAGTTTTTGGGACACGATAAGATTGGGATAAAACCTCGGCTCCGGATTCTAAATGAATAAACTCTTTTGGAGAGGCTCCTGCCCATACGTAGATTGCTTGATCATCATCTCCGGCGCAGTACATTTTTTTAGCTTTTGTATCTAAGACATGAGCAATGTCCCATTGTAAAGGCGAAAGGTCTTGTGCTTCATCTAAAAGAACCAGATCAAACGCAGGGCAAGTGTATTTTGCATCTAACAAAAACATTTCAAGCATGTCTGTAAAATCATATACACGTTGCTGTTCTTTAAAATTGTTGTAGCTTTCTGAGATGTACTCTACCTCATGCCATTGCATGTTTCCGAGAGAGGAATCATTATACTCTTTTCTAAGG